GAGGGGCCTATGACAGACCAATCTCTTGGGGACCATCAAGTCTACTCTTGGGGAGGAAGCCCTCAAAGAATGAACGGTCCTTGGGTTACAGGGGAAGCTGATGATCACGAACACAGTTTTTCTGGGTCTGTAAGCCTAGGAGTGGATTCTCCTGCAACCATACAAAACATGCCTCCATTTACTACTACTAATATTTGGAAAAGAATAGCTTAACATAGGAGTCCCTAATGGCGTACTATCAAATTCAAAACATTGGGGCACTAGGGGTAATAGCAGATGTAGCTCCTACAGACTTACCTCCTAACGGATTTACTGATGCTATTAATGCTAGATTTGTTAATGGCAAGGTGACTAAGTTTGGAGGTAATAAAAAAATGTCTTTTCAAGAAGAAGACCAGTCTATTACCCCTTTGTCCCTCTTACCGGTTCCCTTTGATGCTTTTTCAGGAGGGACTCCTTTTAATATTACTGGAACCCAAGACGGGCTTTATCAGTTTGACGATCAGAGATGGAAGAAACTAAGTCGGTGGGTGGCCTTCGATCAAGGCATGACTACAACAAAAGATTTCACAGTGTTCCCTCAGTTGAGAGGTCTGACTTTCGGAACCTCTTCAGAGATTGTAAAAACCCAACAAAGCATAACAACGCACTGCAGGGAAAGATAAAGCTCCCTATGCTAAAGAACAAACAGGCTGGAAAAAAATCGCGTCTCTTCCTCCGGCTACACCCCTTCAAAAAGTAGCGACCGCCTCCGGCTAGACCCCCATACCCCAAATTTTCTCCGAGGGAGTCCCAGGATACATACATAGTGTTTTGCACACCGGATGAGCAAGATTTAAAACAGGGGGAGGGGGGTATAAAAATTTAAGTATCCAATCCCGTTTTTTAAGTTTACAAACACCCCCCGGGTAGGATTCCTTACCTCCTCTTGCATACACAGATATATTTCTGTTACAGTCGGCGCAGTCGCGGAGACACCACGTGACATGAAAAGCCCGAAAGGGAACGGTGTACCCCTCTTTACGGAGTGCCCTTGAAAGTATGACAGTGCATTTGACGCCTGACAAAACAGTTCCGTTTCCGGACAACTTAGAACCGGAAGCGGGAGGGACGCTCCGCGAAAACATGCAGATCGCGGCAAACACTGCCGAAGTCCTCAAGGGGTTGGGTGCTCACGTTGACGATGACCCCGAAGCCCAACTCAAAGCCGAGAACGTATTCAACGACTTCTCAGAATTAGCAAAGCGGCAGTACGAAGAAGCAATGATTCCTAAGCGGGGCCGAGGTCGCCCACGCAAGAATCCAGAAGATGCCCCGAACAAAACGCCCGCCCTGATGTACAGCCTGCCAGTAGCCGAGCGAATCGGCACGATGCTCAGGGAGTACAACAACCCAATCGTTGCAGATGCCGCCGAGCTTAGGTTAGTAGTCACTAACAAGTTACTCGACCTCGCATCATGCGGCGACCCCAAGATTGAGATCAAGGCCACAGAGATGCTGGGCAAGATCAGCGACGTGGGCCTCTTCTCCGAGAAGACTGAGATCACGGTTACGTACAACAACGTGTCCGACATTGACACCGCAATCAAGGACAAGATCAGAAAGATGCTTATGGCTCAAGGGGTTACAGACATTGCCCCCATAGACATTGATCTAGACAAGGAGTTTGGAACACCTCCAGAGCTAGAAATGGTTGAGGAAGTAGAACCTGAACCTAAAGAGGATCCTGATGCGCTCTAATGTGGAGTCAAACACGCTGGACGCCGAGCTGAATGCGCTCCTGTCTCAGCTAGATAAGCTACCTGAGCATCAAAAAGTTAAGATTCTGGAAGACCTGACCCTCCGCGAGAACATCATGGAGAAGGAAAAGGCCCGCAATACCTTCATGGGGTTCGTAGATAAGGTGTGGCCGGAGTTCATTTCGGGTCGCCACCACAAGATTATGGCCAGAGCCTTCGAGCGGGTGGTGAATGGCGAATGTAAACGCTTGATTATCAACATGCCACCCCGCCACACTAAGTCGGAGTTCGCTTCCTACCTCCTTCCAGCATGGTTTTTGGGCAAGTTTCCCAACAAGAAGGTGATCCAGAGCTCGAATACGGCTGAATTGGCGGTCGGATTTGGTCGAAAAGTGCGAAATCTGGTCGATTTGGACACTTATAAGGAACTTTTTCCCGGTTTGGAGCTTCGTGCGGACTCAAAAGCTGCTGGACGGTGGAATACCAGCAAGAACGGCGACTATTTTGCGATTGGTGTGGGCGGTACGGTCACGGGTAAGGGTGCTGACCTCTTAATCATTGACGATCCACACTCAGAACAGGAGGCTGCGCTCGCCGCGAGCAACCCGGACGTGTTTGACAAGGTCACGGAGTGGTATACGTCAGGCCCGCGTCAGCGTTTGCAGCCCGGCGGGGCTATCGTGATCGTGATGACGCGGTGGGCGATGCGGGATTTGACCGGTCAGGTGCTCAAAGCGGCAGCTCAGCGGGGTGGGGAGCAGTGGGAAGTCATTGAGTTCCCCGCAATCATGCCCTCGGGTAAACCCCTATGGCCAGAGTTCTGGAGTCTGGAGGAACTGGAAGCGCTGCGGGAGGAGCTACCTAACTCGAAGTGGCAGGCGCAGTATCAGCAGAACCCAGTAGGTAATGAGTCAGCCATCGTCAAGCGGGATTGGTGGAAATGGTGGGAGGAAGAACGACCACCCACATGTGAGTACATCTTGCAGACATGGGACACGGCTTTTGAGAAGAACAACCGGGCTGACTATTCCGCAGGAACGACGTGGGGGATCTTCACCGACGAGCGGGATATGTCGAAAAACATCATTCTTTTAAACACGTACAAGAAACGTGTCGAATGGGTGGAGCTAAAACGAGATGTTCTTGAAGAGTACAACGAGTACGAGCCGGACGGGCTGCTCATTGAAAAGAAGGCGACGGGGGCACCGTTGATCTACGAGTTACGAGCGATGGGGATCCCTGTGCAGGAGTACACGCCTAGTAAGGGCCAAGATAAAGTCGCCCGCTTGAACTCTGTATCAGACATAATCGCGTCTGGAAAAGTATGGGTTCCGCGCACACGCTGGGCGGAAGAATTGGTTGATGAGATTGCAGAGTTCCCATCAGGCGAGCATGACGACTTGGTTGATGCGACGACCCTAGCGCTCATGCGGTTTAGACAAGGCGGGTTCTTACGCTTACCCAGCGATGAGCCAGAAGAAGTAACGTATTTTAGGAGCCGCAAAAAAGAGCGGTTCTACACAGTTTAAGGACACATCATGGCAATGGACAAAGCACTTTATCAAGCACCTCAAGGATTGTCTGCGCTCGCCGAGCCCGATATAGAGATCGAGATTGAAGATCCTGAGTCAGTACATATCGGCATGGGGGACATTGAGATTGACCTCAAACCACAGAAAGAAACAGCCAAAGACTTTGATGCTAACTTAGCTGACTTCATGGACGATGATGAGCTTGACTCGCTTGGGGCTGAATTAGTAGAAGACTTTGGTAAAGATATCAACGACCGCAAGGATTGGATCAAAACCTACGTTGATGGTTTGAAGTTGCTGGGTTTGAACTACGAAGAGCGAACAGAGCCTTGGCAAGGCGCTTGTGGTGTGTTCCATCCCATGCTTACAGAATCAGTCGTGCGTTTCCAGTCTGAGGCAATGATGGAAACATTCCCTGCTATGGGGCCTGTGAAGACGCAGATTGTTGGCGCTGTTGACCTACTTCGTGAGGAAGCCGCCGCCCGCGTGCGTGAGGACATGAACTATCAGTTGACCGAGGTGATGGTTGAGTACCGCCCCGAGCACGAGAAGATGTTGTGGTCGCTCCCACTTGCGGGTTCGGCATTTAAGAAGGTGTACTACGACCCCAGCAAGGGTCGCCAAGTGGCTGTATTTATTCCCGCCGAGGACATCGTCGTTCCTTACGGAGCCTCCAACCTCGAATCAGCAGAGCGTGTTACCCATGTGATGCGCAAGACCCAGAACGAGATTCTGAAGTTACAAGAAGCCGGGTTCTACAGTGATGTGGACTTGGGAGAGCCATCCCATGAGTTGGACGACATCGAGAAGCAGAAAGCTGAAGAGCAAGGTATGTCGGCTATCAACGACGACCGCTTCCGTATCTTAGAGATGCACGTTGACTTGGACTTACCCGGGTATGAGCACAAGGACAAGAAGGGTAAAGAGACAGGCATAGCACTACCGTACGTAGTGACTATTGAGAAAGGCACCAACAAAGTTTTAGCTATCAGGAGAAATTGGTATGAAGACGACGAACTGCACACCAAGCGACAACACTTTGTCCACTACCAGTACATCCCCGGATTCGGGTTCTATGGGTATGGTCTTATCCATCTTATCGGGGGCTACGCCAAGTCCGCCACCATGCTCATTCGACAGTTGGTGGATGCGGGCACTTTATCAAACTTACCCGGTGGCCTCAAGTCCAGAGGACTTCGCATCAAAGGGGACGACACCCCCATCCAGCCCGGAGAGTTTAGAGACGTAGATGTACCCTCAGGAAGTATCCGTGACAACATCTTACCTCTTCCATACAAGGAGCCAAGTCAGGTTCTGTTTGCCCTGTTCCAGAACATAGTTCAGGAAGGCCGGGCGTTTGCGTCGAGTGGCGATATGAACGTGTCGGACATGAGCACTAACGCTCCTGTAGGTACGACTCTGGCACTGTTGGAGAGAACGCTCAAGGTGATGACGGCTGTCCAAGCCCGACTGCACTACACCATGAAGCAGGAGTTCCGCTTACTCAAGACCATCATCGCTGACTATACGCCTGAGGAGTATGACTATGAGCCAGAAGATGCAGGCCGTAAAGCCAAGAAATCAGACTATGACAGCACAGATGTTATTCCTGTCAGTGACCCTAATGCAGCAACAATGGCACAGAAGATCGTGCAGTATCAAGCAGTTCTTCAGTTGGCTCAGTCTGCACCACAACTCTATAACTTACCTCTGTTGCATCGTCAGATGATTGAGGTGTTGGGCATCAAGAACGCCAGCAAGCTTGTGCCAGTAGAAGATGACCAAGTGCCGACCGACCCAGTGCAGGAGAACCAGAACCTGTTGATTATGAAGCCCGTCAAGGCGTTCATTGAGCAGAACCATGAAGCTCACATTCAGGCGCACATGGCGGCTATTCAGAATCCAAAGATTCAACAGTTGATGCAGATGAACCCACAGGCTCAGGCAATCATGGCAGCAGCTATGGCGCACATCAACGAGCACATTGCGTTCGAGTACCGCAAGCAGGTTGAGATGTCTATGGGTATGCCACTGCCAAACGAAGAGCAGAACAAGCAGGTGTCTCCAGAGATTGCAGACCAGATTGCGATGATGGCAGCAAGGGCGACGCAGCAGTTGACCCAGCAGGCGCAACAGCAGGCTCAGCAACAGCAAGCAGAACAACAGATGCAAGACCCGATTGTTCAGATGCAGATGCAAGAGTTGCAGATCAAGCAGGGCGAATTGCAGTTGAAGCAACAGAAACAAGCTATCGATGCTGCGGCAAAAGCGGATCAGATTCGCATCGAGGAAGCACGTATCGCGGCTCAAAAAGAGATCGCTGCTATGCAGGTTGGCGCACAGTCAGCCGCAAAACGAGATCAGTTGAACAAGCAGCAGCTTGCTGAAGGGGTTCGTATGGGTATTGATGCGGCGAAGCATAAAGCGCAGATGGCCGTACAAATGGCGCAACGGGCGGCGCAGAAATCGCCTAGCAACAAGAAGGAGCGTGATTGAGTAACTACCAAGAATTGGCTTACGTGGCCAAAGAAATCCAGAAGCTAAAACAAGAGCGTGAAGCTTACGTTGCGGCTGGACGGTGTGACACGATTGAAGAGTATCGAAGAGTATGCGGAGTTGTCCAAGGTCTGAACTACGCAGAAAACATCATTGACGACCTTGTGCGAAAAATGGAGAAATCTGATGACTGAATTTGACGTTGCAGCAGTTGACCTGTCTGGTATTTTGAACACCACCGCAGAGCAAAAAGCCAAGCAATTGCCTGACCCCAAGACCTTTCGTTTGTTGTGCGTTGTTCCCGAAGCAATGGAGGAATACCACGACAGTGAAGTAGGTTTGCTCAAGGATGCTAAGACTATGCACCACGAAGAAGTACTGACTCCAGTACTGTTCGTAGTCAAGCTTGGCCCTGATGCGTACAAAGATACAACCCGATTCCCTCATGGGCCATCGTGCAAGGAAGGTGACTTTGTCATCGTCCGCCCCAATTCAGGCACCCGTCTGAAGATTCACGGTCGTGAATTCCGCATCATCAACGATGATTCGGTCGAAGCGGTTGTGGAGGATCCCCGTGGCATCACACGAGCAGCATAAGGAGTAAACCATGCCGTTACCCAAGTTTGAAGAAACTTACGAGTTTCCCGACGAGAAAGCAGAGAAAGCTGCTGCTGAAGATAACTTCGAGATAGAAATCGAGGACGATACGCCCGTACCAGATCGTGGTCGCAAGCCCATGAAAGAGCCGGTCGAAGACCCAACCGACGAGGAGTTATCCACCTACGACGAGAAGGTTCAGGCCCGTATCAAGAAGTTCACCCGTGGTTACCACGATGAACGCCGTGCCAAAGAAGAAGCCCTGCGCGAGCGCGAGGCGGCTGAAAACTTTGCCAAACAGGTCTACGAAGAGAACAAAAAACTTCAACAACAGCTTTCTACTGGCAGCAAGGTATTTATTGAGCAGTCGCAATCTTCTGCTCAATTGGAGCTTGATTCCGCCAAGAAACGCTACAAAGAAGCCTACGAAAACGCCGACGTTGACGCACTAGCTGAAGCCCAAGCTGAGATAGCGAAAGCTACTCTTAGGATGGACAAAGCCTCTGGGATGAAACCCATTGAGGTGGAAGAACGTGAGTTCCAGACCGCGCAGCCCGATCAACCTAAGATGACTCCTCGCACTAAAAAGTGGGTAGACCGCAACAGTGATTGGTGGGGTAAGGACGACGAAATGACTATGGCTGCAATGGGCATTGACAGAAAGTTGCAGAAAGAGTATGGTGCGGACTATGTAGGTACTGAAGAGTACTTTCAAACCATTGATAAAACAATGCGCAAACGATTTCCTGAGCACTTTGAAAGTGAACAGAGCTATGAGGATGACGAACCGCCTCCTAAGAAAAGAACGTCAGAACCGGTTGACGAGGATGATCCCCCGCACCGTGCAACACGATCAGCTTCGCCAGTAGCTCCGGCTACCCGAAGTACTCCGCCTAACCGTATACGGCTGAAGGCATCCGAAGCTGCGACTGCGCGTCGCCTTGGGGTTCCTCTGGAGTTATACGCTAAACAGGTTGCTTTACTTAGAAAAGGTACTTAATCATGTCTGAAACCAAACAAAATCGCGCCGTGCGTGAGTCAGAGTCCCGGGATACCACATACAGACCATCGTATTGGAAAGCCCCTGAAGTTCTACCTATGCCCGATGAGAGACCCGGTTGGAAACATAGATATGTCCGATTGAGTACCAACGGTGTTGCTGACCCTAGCAATATCTCTTCTAAGTTACGTGAAGGATACGAACCCTGCAAAGCAGATGACTATCCCGAGCTCATGATGCACGCTGCCATCGAAGGCCGCTTTAGAGGCGGTATTGAGATTGGTGGACTGTTGCTCTGCCGCATCCCTTCTGAGTTCATGGAACAAAGAGCGAAGCATTTCGCAAACTTGAACCAGTCTCAAATGGAATCCGTAGACAACAATTTCCTTCGTGAGAGTAATCCTAAGATGCCTCTTTTCTCTGAGAAGAAATCTAATGTTACTTTCGGTTCTGGTTCTTAAAATTTAGGAGTCTTCCAAAATGGCTTACCCAACGATCGACAAGCCCTATGGCTTGAAGCCGATCAATCTATACGGCGGTACACCCTTCGCAGGTGCAACTCGTCAGTATCGGATTGCTTCCGGCTACAACACTGCAATCTTTAATGGTGATGTCGTCGAGATGATCGACAACGGCACAATCATTAAATCCGCCGTCACTTCTGCTCGCGCAACTGTGACCACTTCACAAATCATGGGCGTATTCATGGGTTGTTCTTACGTTAACGCGCAAGGCCAAACCATTTTTGCCCAGTATTTCCCCGCAAACACCACTGCCCCGACAGGTACAGTTATTACCGCTTACGTGGTTAATGACCCCAATACCTTGTTCAAGGTTGTGATCGCTGCTGGTACTACCGCTGATGGCGCAGCCTCTGGCTTGTTGCCTTCATCTACCACTCAATATACCGTTATCGGTACTAACGTGGAATTGGTTCAGAACACTGGTTTGACAACTACTGGCGATAGCCGCGTAGCTGTTGCAGCCTCTGCAACCACCGGAACACTGCCCATGAACGTCGTTGACGTTGTGCCTGAGACATCTTATGTCAATGGTTCTGGCAACATCGTGTTCCCCGAGCTCATCGTTCGTTGGAACTTTGAGATTCATACAACCACTATCGCCTCCGGCGTTTAATCAAGGAGCTAAATCATGGCTATTTCACGCGCACAGCTACTGAAAGAGTTGCTCCCCGGCTTGAACGCTTTGTTCGGTATGGAGTATGCACGTTACGGCGAAGAACACAAAGAGATCTACGAATCTGAGACCTCTGAGCGTTCATTCGAGGAAGAAACCAAGTTGTCTGGCTTCTCTGCCGCACCTGTCAAGAACGAAGGCTCTGCCATCGCTTACGACAATGCGCAAGAAGCATGGTCAACCCGCTATACACACGAAACCATCGCCTTGGGTTTCTCAATCACTGAAGAAGCGATTGAAGATAACTTGTACGACAGCTTGTCTGGTCGTTACACCAAGTCTTTGGCCCGTGCTATGGCATACACCAAACAGGTTAAGGCTGCTGCCGTCCTGAACAATGGCTTTAGCTCTAGCTACCCCGGTGGCGACGGCGTGTCTTTGTTCAACGCAAACCACCCCTTGATCTCTGGTGGCGTTAACAGCAACACTCCTTCTACCCAAATCGACCTGAACGAGACTTCCTTGGAAGCCGCCGTTATTCAGATCGCAGCTTGGACAGACGAGCGTGGCTTGTTGATCGCAGCTAAGCCCAAGAAAATGGTTGTTCCCCCGAACTTGATGTTCGTCGCTAAACGCCTGTTGGACACTGAACTCCGTGTTTCAACTGCTGATAACGACATCAACGCCATCAAGCAAATGGGCGCAATCCCCGAGGGCTACACTGTCAACCACTTCTTGACAGATACCAACGCTTGGTTCCTGACCACAGACGTACCTAACGGTATGAAGCACTTCGTTCGTACACCGCTGTCTAACACAATGGATGGTGATTTCGACACCGGCAACGTCCGTTACAAGGCCCGTGAGCGTTACAGCTTCGGCTGGTCTGACCCCCTCGGTATGTGGGGTTCTTCAGGTACTGCCTGATAAAGTACTAAGTTTTGTACTTGGAACAGGGGGCTTCGGCCCCCTTTCTTTTATGCTATGATTACCTGTAACTAAGTCACAGGAGAGCAGAATGGAATACCCAAAAACCAGAGCAGAAGCTAAATCCACAGGAGCCAAATACTATTTCACGGGTGAGCCATGCAAGCATGGGCACATTGCGCTACGCAAAACAAAAGGGGCATGTGTTGAATGTTTAAAGGTTGAATGGGAAAAAGGCAATGAATCCCGCGCTGAATATTTTCGTGAGTACAACCACCGGGAAGAAGTTAAAGACCGAAAGCATGATTGGTACTTAGATAACCACGAACAAGTAAAACAAGCAGCCGCTACACGCCCAAACCATATAAAGCGTGAATACCGCAATACGTGGAAAGCAAACAATACCCTCAAAATTCGAGCCGATACAAAGGCCCGCCGCCGCAAGCACAGAGAAGCTACCCCACCTTGGTTAACGCGTAAAGAAAAGTCTGAAATTCGCCAGCTTTACCAAATTGCCATTACCATGTCTAAGACCACCGGCGAACAGTACGTTGTAGACCACATTGTCCCCCTGCGCTCCGATTACGTTTGTGGCCTCCATGTGCCTTGGAATTTGCGTGTAATCACACAAGAAGAAAATTTGAAGAAGTCCAACAAGGTTCTTGACACCCCCTAAAAATGGTGTATATTGCAACCATTCCGGGGTTCTCCGGTGTATCAAACAGTCCCGGCTGACGACATGCAGATTGATACACCTTCACTTGCATGTAAGGAAAAAACATGGCACGCACTACGTTTCAAGGCCCAGTCCGTTCTTTGGCTGGCTTCTATTCTCAAGGCCCTAACACAATCATCAACTTAGCGAGCGGCACAAACACCGTTACGCTTGATGTCGCCACATACGCAGGTAAAGTAATTCGCACAAACGATGCGACCTTGGTTATTACCCTGCCAGCAATCAATGCGTCTTCTAACCCAAGCTCAAGCGGCCCCGGTGAAGACCCCAACACTTTGAACAATGTGGGTACGACCTACACATTCTTCATTGAGACAGCCGCTACTGCCGTTTCTATTGCCACAAATGGCACAGACAAGTTTGTTGGCTCCCTCCTGATGGTGGCAACTGATGCTGCTGGTGCAACCACTGGCTACGCTCCTGCCGCAGCAAACGACTTCATTAACTTGGATGGCACTACCACTGGTGGCGCAGCAGGTTCATGGATCACCGTGACTGTTTTGGCATCTTTGAAATACTATGTCACAGGTGTTTTGCTCGGTTCCGGAACTGTTGCCACACCGTTTGCTAACGCTTAATCAACCCAACGGGGCTTCGGCCCCTGTTAAATCAGGAGATTGATTATGGGAATGCAAGCAGACATCCTAGCCAGTGCGATACGTACTGACGATGGAGTATTAAACGACCAAGCGGGCAACGCAATTGGTCGGGCGCGGATTAAAGCTATCCGCATCATCCCAACCGCCTCCACTGCTGGAACAGTAGTGTTTAAAGATGGCGGCGCAAGTGGCACTACACGTTTAACAGTCAATGTTTTTGCCGGTACAACAGGGGCAGACTACATGTTGCTCCCCCACGAAGGCTTGCTGTTTACCTCCGGTATTTATGTTGATGTGACCACCATTGCTTCTGTCATGGTGTTCTATGGCTAATTCGCCAGCATGGACGCGCAAGGAAGGGAAGAATCCCAAAGGCGGCTTGAACGCCAAAGGACGAGCCTCTTACAACGCAGCAAACCCGGGGAAGCCGGGGTTGAAAGCCCCCCAACCAAAGGGCGGCAGCAGGCGCGACTCTTTTTGCGCCCGAATGAAGGGTATGAAAGCGAAATTGACGAGCGCAGAAACCGCAAGGGATCCAGATTCGAGGATTAACAAGTCCTTGAGAGCATGGAACTGCGCTGATGGCGGGTATGTAACAAAGGCCGATGGTTGCGCTACCAAAGGCAAAACGAAGGGCAGGTTTGTATGAACCAGCATGACCAAGAAACCGTAAAGCACATGGTTGACGGTGCTTCAATACTCACCGTTATTGGAACTCTTGTGGAATTCTTACCCGCTGTCTCTGCGTTGCTCAG